AGCAGCGCAGCGCATACACGAGATTGCGCACAACGACTCTCCAACGGCAGATAAGGTGTCAGCAGCTCAGTCTGAAATGCTCGCGATTGACGGCCAGTCGGCAACGCCAGAGGTATCAAGCGCCAAGGACGTTATGCGCAAACACATCGTTGAGCTTGAGCGGCGCGCAGCACTGGCCGGAAAGATGGACGGTCTTGAGACTGGGCTGAGAGGGTTAGACAAGCGCTTGATGGGGCTAAAGCCAGAGCAGCTAATCGTTATCGCCGGCCGCGCCAAGATGGGCAAGACGACGCTAGCCATGGGAATCGTTCGGCATATCGGCATTCGGCAGAAGAAGCAGGTTTTAGTTATCAGCCTGGAAATGTCTAACGGCGGCCTGATGGATCGGATGCTTGCCGCCGAGGGCGAGGTGCCGCTAGGAGCGATCAAGGCCGGAACCGCTACAGAAACACATTCGGCCGGCGTAACAGGCGCAGCTCATAAGATTATGAGTTCAGGGATTTACTTGTCGGAGCGGCCAGGGCTGACAATCAGCCGCATTCGCTCGATGGCTCGCCGGCACAAGATGACGCATGGGCTTGACCTTCTGGTTATTGATCATATTGGCCTTGTCGATGGCGAGCCGGGGCTAATTACTCCGCTGCAGAAAATCTCAGAGATAACCCGTCAGTCGAAACTGCTGGCGAAGGAATTAAAAATTCCCGTGATTATTCTCTCGCAGCTAAATCGCTCACTGGAAAGCCGACCGGACAAGCGGCCGATGCCGTCAGACCTTCGCGATAGCGGTTCGATTGAGCAGGATTGCGACCTGTGCCTGTTCGTATACCGCGATGAGGTCTACAACCCTGATTCCGAGCACAAGGGAATTGCTGAGGTGATTATCGGAATTGCCCGAGATGTAGAGCAGGGGACGGAGTACTGCAGGTACGAAGGCCAGTTCAACCGAATAACGGATTTGGATAGCGGAACGCGAGTGGTTCCGATAGCTAAGCCAGCGCCAAAGACAAAAGGGATTTAAAAGCTTATGACGCAAGCAGATTGCTAGCCGGTATGTCGGCCTATGTCGCATGCAGATCGTGCGACAGCGCGCAGATTTGACGCCTTCCCGGCGATTTAAATAACGTATCTGCGGTGATAAAAACAGAAATAAGGTGGTTGTCGTCGTGGTGGCGGCTTAAATTGGTTAAAAACTATACAGGCGGTTAAAAAATGAACAGCGAAGCAAATAACGAAGGGCTGGAGGTTGTGGCTACGCTTACCGTGTCATTCGACGAGGGTGACGGCGGATCGGCAATTGAGCAAGTCGAAACTCACACGCTGCTTGACGAGGGCGCTCATGACCTCTGCCGCCACTCCGAAGCACTCGCCGGCTATGCGGTGCGGGATGCGCGGATTGCTGAGCTTGAAGAGCAGCGTGACCGTTTCATGGCCTCGATTGATCGCAAGCACAAGCTAATGAACGAAGATGCGGCCGAACAATATGGCCGAGGTGATGTGATGGATAAGGACGGCAATTTTTCATTGGGTGCGCAGATCATTGTGATCGTTCCGCTGCTGGTAATCGGGCTGATGATGGCGACGTTTCTGTGACTGGCGGCGTGCTGGTAATTATCGAGGGCGAGCCTGTCGGGAAGGCAAGGCCAAGGGCGTCGAGGCAGGGCGGCTTTATCAGGATGTACACGCCCGAGAAAACCCGCACCTACGAGCAGACTGTTGCCGCCGAGGCCCGCAAGGCGATGGCAGGGCGTGAGCCGATAACTGGGCCGTGCTTGCTTGAGCTGGTGCTAGTGTTCAAAATCCCTGCGAGCTGGTCGAAAAAGAAGCGCGCCGCTGCGCTGGCCGGCGAGATATACCCATGCGTAAAGCCGGACGCTGACAATATCACTAAAGCGATTTGCGACAGCTTCAATGCTATCGTGTGGGTTGATGACGTGCAGGTCGTTGATCTGCTCGCACGCAAGCGATACGGCGAGCATCCGCGCGTCGAGGCACGAATAACGCCGCTGAACCATCCAGCGGATAGGGGGGAACATGGAACATTGCAAGGTTGATACTTTGGTTGCCGGCGAGCTGTGGACTTATTCACAAGCAACGCCGGCAGTTGCGGCGGCGGGTACACTGGCAATCGGCATTTTGACTGGCGCAAGCCCTGTGCTTGTGCTCGCCCGTGGGTATGAAAGCACCGGCAACGTGGTCGGCATTAAGCTGTACAAGCAGACGTTTACGGGCGGTGCTGCGCCGACAAACGCCTACAATCGAAATCAGGCTATTGTGGGGCCGGTGCAGCCCGCTTCTGTTCTGTCTGGCGTCACGTTCACGCCAAACACGCCGGTTATCGTTGTGGCGGTGAATGCTGATTCGGCGGCCAACAATGCGCGACTTGTTCGTGGCGATGATGACCCATTGCTGCTGGCTGCAAATACTAGCTACGTCCTTGAAATGACCAACAGCGATGCGCAGGCCGAAACGCTTTCACTTTCGATCAATCTGCGCCGGCTGCAGTCAAGCGAACGGGCGCGGTAGCTGCTGGCGCTTGATAGGTCAGAGGCCGAGCAGTAGGCTTTCAGTGCGCCCGTGGCGACGCGATGTTCAACCAGACCCCGGCCCCGCGCTGGGGTTTTCGTTTTAGGTGGTGAAATGGACAACCAAGACCCGGCAAAAAAGAGGCTGACGTGGAAGCAGCTCGCGCTGGTCAATGCTTTGCTTACAAGTGAAAAAATGGGCATTGAAGCGGCTGGCATTCAGGCCGGATTTAACAAGTCTAGTGCGGCGCAGGCAGCCAGCCGTGCACTGGCATTGCCTCACGTTGCAGCCTACTACCAAGCCGAACTGGCAAAGCGCGCCGAGCGTACCGGTATAGACGCAGACTATGTGCTGCGCCGGTTAGCTGAGATTGACCAGCTTGATGTGCTGGATATTCTCACCGAGGGCGGCGACTTGAAGCCTGTGCACGATTGGCCAAAGGTCTGGAGGCAGAGCATCAGCGGCGTCGATATAAGCGCTATTGCCAGTGGCGACACAGCGGCGGTGCTGAAAAAAATAAAGTGGCCTGACAAGCTACGCAACCTGGAACTGATCGGTAAGCACGTCGGTGTTAAGGCGTTCTCTGAGCAGATCGAGGTGACTGATAGCACCGGGCTTGCTGCGCGCATGCTGGCCGCAAGAGAGCGCGCAAAGAGCGCCAAGGCGGGCGGCGATGACTAAGGGCGCAAGCGCGGATGACGCCGAGCTGCAACTGGTTGAGGATATCGCCAGCTTTGCCAGTGATCCGTATGCGTATGCGCACTATGCCTATCCGTGGGGTTCCGGTGAACTCAAAGACGCAAGCGGGCCGCGAACATGGCAATGCGATGTGTTTGGGGATATCCGCGACCACCTGCAGAACCCTGAAACACGCTTTCAGCCGCTAATGGTTGCGGTTGGTTCGGGCCACGGCATCGGTAAGAGCGCCGCGATTAGCATGCTGATTGACTGGGCCATGAGCACCTGCGATGACTGCAAGGTCGTGGTAACTGCAAACACTGAAAACCAGCTGCGCACAAAGACTTGGCCCGAGGTTAGCAAGTGGCGGCGGTTATCAATCACTTCGCATTGGTTCAAAACTACGGCGACGGCGATTGCTGTAAACGATCCAGACCATTTTAGTAGCTGGCGCGCTGACGCCGTGCCTTGGTCTGACCATAACACCGAGGCATTCGCCGGCCTGCACAACCAAGGCAAGCGCATCATCCTGATTTTTGACGAGGCGTCTAACATCAGCGATAAGGTGTGGGAGGTGGCAGAAGGTGCGCTTACTGACGAGGCTACAGAGATTATATGGGTCGCATTCGGTAACCCTACCCGAAACACCGGGCGTTTCCGTGACTGCTTTTATAAGTTCAAACACCGCTGGATTACGCGCCAGATTGATAGTCGGACGGTAGACGGCACCAACAAGCAGCAAATAGCAAAATGGATCGCCGACTATGGCGAAGATTCCGATTTCGTTCGCGTGCGGGTGCGCGGCATGTTCCCGAGGGCTTCCGACTTGCAGCTAATACCAACTGACTGGGTGGCTGCGGCCATGAAGCGTGACGCGGCCTATACGCTCGCTGATGCGCTGGTGTGCGGCATCGATATTGCGCGCGGCGGCGCTGACAACAACGTGATTAAGTTCCGGCGCGGGCTGGATGCGCGGACAATCCCTAAAATCAAGATACCTGGCAGCGAAACGCGCGACACAACGCGGTTTATTGCCAAGGTGTGCACTGTAGTGGTTGAGCAAAAGCCCGACGCGGTGTTTATCGACAGCACTGGCGTAGGCGGGCCAATCGCTGACCAGTTGCGCCGGCTGATGCCTGGGGTGCCAATCATCGACGTGAACTTCGCATGTGCCGCGCCCGATGCCCATTACTCAAACATGCGAACTTACATGTGGTGGAAAATGCGCGAAAGTATCCGCGCCGGCTTGGCCATCGATGATGATCCAGACCTTGAGGCCGAGCTAACAAGCCCAGAGTACACGCACAACGCGCGCGACCAATTGCAGCTTGAGAAGAAGGACGATATCAAAAAGCGCTTAGGTATCAGCCCGGACGACGGCGATGCGCTGGCGCTGACGTTTGCCATGCCTGTGATGAAGATCAAGGATGCTGGTATGCGTAACAGCTGGGATCCATACAAAGTAAACGCCAGCGGCGACGTGCAAACCGACTGGGACCCATTGGCATGATTGCCTCGTTTGCGCTGGAGCCGGGCGACCTGTCAATGTGCGCTGGTATAATCCCGACCGTTTACGATGAACTGCAGGAGTTCCGCGATGGGGGCACGCTTGAGCAGGTGACCGCCAGAATCATCGGCACCATTGAGCCGCTAGCGAGGACGGAGCTGCTGGCGGTGGTCGACGGGCAGCTTGTGGGCTTTGCCTGCGTGGTCGAAGATGACGATATACACGTTGGCCGCTGCCTAGCGTTACAGTGGCAGTATGTTGCGCCAGAGCACAGGGGCAGAATAGGCGGCGAGTTCCTGCGCTGGCTTGCTCGGTTTGCGCGGGTACAGGGTTTTCAGTTTATTGCCTACTCGCACCGGGTAAGCTCACGGCACTACGCCATCAAGTACAGGAGAGTTAACCATGGGTAAGAAGATCAAAAAAGTGGTAGCAAAGTTCGACCTTGGGCACCAGTTCGTTAAGAAGCTGGGGCTTCCTGATCCTTTTGGCGATGCGCTTTATGGTGATGAAAGGGCATTGTCACCGGCTGAGCAGGCTGCAAAAGCGCAAGAGGCCGGATCTGTAGTAGCAGCGCCGGATGCGTCACCAACTGCCGTATCAGAAGGAACGCTAGATGCCCGCGAGGCACAGCGCAAGCGTCAACTAGCGGCGGCGGGACTGAGCGCCACGAACTTGACCGGCGCAAGCGGCCTGTCTGGCGCTGCCAACACGGCAACTAAAACCCTGCTCGGG